CGACCGCAACCAGCAGGTCGGCATCATCGAGGAGCCTTACATCGCCGGCGGGAAACTGCGCGGCACCTCGCGCTTCTCCAGGAGCCGCTTCGGCGAAGAGATTTTTCAGGACGTTAAGGACGAAATCCGCAAGACCACGTCCTGCATGTTCATCGTCCACGAACTCCAGCTCGAAGAGTCGAGTGACGAGGACGGCAACACTTACCGGGCAACGCTCTGGGAGCCGCTCGAAGGCTCGCTCGAACCCATCCCGGCGGACATCTCGACCGGCGTCGGCCGCAGCCTCGAAGCCGCGGCGACGAACCCCACCGAAGAGGCCGCCCCCCCGCAACAGAATTCCGGCGCAGTGCGCGCCACCGATCAACCAACTAGCGAAACGAGGAAAGCAATGGACGAGAACGACATCGTTGAGGAGAGCGCCGAGTTGACCCGCGCTCGCGAGATAAGAGAGCTGGGCGAAATACTCGGCGAGCAGGAACTGGCGCGCGACTTCATCGCCGACGACAAAACGCCCGTCGAGTTCAGGACGGCCGTCAGGGAGAAGCGCAAGGGCGCGCAGACGCAGACGCCGCCGGAGGACCCGTCGGCGGCCGCGCAGCGCTCGGGCGGCCAGCCGCAGCAGCAGCTCGCGCGCGTCGGCTCCCGCGTGCAGCTCAAAGCCTTCCGCGGCGAGAACGCCGCGCAGACGGCGCACCGCTTCGGCAACTTCCTCGCCGCCGTGCTGCACCGCCACGAGGACGCGATCAAGTTCTGCCGCGAGCACGGCATCGCGATGAAGCGCGCGCACTCCGAATCCGACAACGAGTCGGGCGGCTTCCTCGTGCCGACTGAGTTCGAGCAGACGATCATCGACCTCCGGCTCGATTACGGAGTCTTTCGGCCGAACGCCAACGTCGTCCCGATAGGTAGCGGCCGCAGGGAGCAGCCCCGCCGCAAGGGCGGCCTGAAGGCGTACCCCATCGGCGCGGGCAAGAATAACCGCCGCCTCACCGAGTCGAAGCAGGGCTGGGACCTCGTCGCCCTCGACCCCAAGAAGGTCGGCGTGCTCGCCAAGTACGAGGAGGAACTCTCCGAAGACTGGCTGATGGCGACGGGCGACAACTTCGCGTCTGAGGCCGCCTACGCGTTCGCGCAGTACGAGGACGAGTGCGGCTTCATCGGCGACGGCTCCTCGGACTACCACGGCATCATGGGCGTCATCCCCAAGCTCCAGGGGCTCTCGGGCACCGTCGCCAACGTCGCCGGCATTGTGGTCGCCTCGGGCAACGCGTGGTCGGAGATCACCTTGGCAGACATCCTCGCCCTCGTCGGCCGCCTCCCGTCGTTCGCGCGCAAGAGCGGCCAGGTGAAGTGGTACTGCACCAACGAATTCTGGGCGACCGTGCTCTGCCGCATCGCGCTCTCGATGGGCGGCGTGACGATGGCCGAGATAAACGGCGTGATGCGCAAGGTCTTCCTCGGCCTGCCGGTCGAGGAGGTCGAGGTCATGCCGCACGCCGAGGCCAACTCGCAGATTCCGCTCCTCCACGGCAACCTCGCGCAGGCGGCCCAGTTCGGAGACCGGCGCGGGATGACCGTCAAGATGACGGACTCCAACGGCGACGACTTCGAGGAAGACATCCAGGCCTGGAAGGCCACCGAGCGCTTCGACATCAACGTCCACGACGTCGGCAACGCGTCGGCGACCGCGAGCCAGCGCAAGGCCGGCCCCATCGTCGCCCTCCAGATGGCGTCGAGCTAAGGCCGGAGAACGCCCCGACGCGGTAGAGGGTGAAGAGAAATTTTCACCCTCCCCCTTAAACAGAAAGTTTCGACTGACGGAGTAGAGAAATGAGAAACGGTTTAGCACAGAAGGTCGTCGCCATCACGCCCCCCGGCGCGATAGTGGACAACGCCGCCTTCACGACCGCAGTGGTCGACACGCGCGGCTTCGCGCTCGTGACGATCGTCGTCTTCCTCGGCGCACTCGACATCGCCCTCGCGGCCCTCAAGCTGCGGGAGTCGAACGCCTCGGACATGACGGGCGCGGTGGACGTGGACGGGGGCGATTACAGCGTGGATTCGACGCTGCCGGCGGCGACCGACGACAACAAGATGTACGCCATCCACGTCAACACGAAGGGGCGCAAGCGCTACCTCGACCTCTCGCTGACTGGCGGGGACGGCACCGCGGGCACGTACGCGGTAGCATTCGCCATCCTGTCGGACGCCGAGGAAGCGCCGTCGAGCGCGGAGCTGCGCGGCTTCGCCGCGGAGTTGTCCGTCTGAAGGAGGGGCCGTGCCGTTCACGGAGGACCTCTCGCAGTTCTTTGAACAGGACGAATTCGCCGTCGCGGCCGTCATCAAAAACGGCCCGACGGTGATTCGCTCCATCAGCGTGATCTTCAACACGCCGACGCAGGAGGCGGCGATCTTCGACGCGGGCGCGGAGGTCAACGTCCCCTTCATGCAGTGCCAGACTTCGGACCTTACGGGCGTCACGAAGTCGCACACGGTGACGATCAATGGTGTGGCCTACCGCATCGGCGAGCGTGAAGACGACGGCACGGGCGTCTCGACCGTGCAACTGAGGAAGCAATGACGAGCCGCCGCCAGCAAATCGTCGACGAGGTGAAAGAGCGGCTCGCGCTCATCACGACCGCGAACGAGTACGCGCCGGGTCATAATTTCGAGACCGACCTGGGCCTGTCGCTCTCCGAGTGGCGGACAGAGGCTTTCGCAGAGGAGGAGCTGCCCGGCATCAACTTGCGCGACGAGTCCGAGTCCGTCACTTACAAGGACAAGCATTCGGGCTCGGTCATGCGCCAGTTGAACGTCGTGGCGGACCTCGTCTTCAAAGAGACGGACGTGAGCGCGACGCTGGCGCGCAAAGGGTTGGCCGACGTGGAGCGCGCGGTCGCAGTCGACCCCACCTGGGGGGGCCGGGCCAGGCTCACGATCATGCGGGAGTCGCGGCTGATGACGGACGACAAGGGCAACTGGCTCGGCGGCGCGCGCGTGGCGCTCACCGTCGAGTATTTCACGAGACCCTGGGAACCATGAATTTAAGATGAGGAACTTAAGATGAGCTTCAAGCAGAACTTCAAAGACAATTACGTTAGCTTCCAGGGGGGCATCTTCCTTTTCAAGCGAACATCGGCGGGGGCGCGGAAGGGCGGCTGGTTCATCGGCAACTGCCCGAAGGGCTCGCTCGACCTCGCTGTCGAGCGCCGCACTCACAAGGAGTCCACTTCGGGGGGGCGTCTGACCGACAAGACGCAGACGACCACCAAGAAAGGCCGCCTCAAACTCACGTTCGAGGACATCCAGAAGAAGAATCTCCAACTCGCCTTCGCCGGCAACGAGCAGTCCATCTCCGGGTCCTTCAGCGGCGGGAATTACGACACGTTCGAGACGGGCCTGGCCGCCGGCGACATCGTCAAGCTCCAGCACTTCAACGTCTCCACCCTCGTCATTAAGGACTCGGCCGGCTCGCCCGCCACGCTCGTCGAAGGCACGGACTATAAAATCCACAGCGCCGCGCACGGCATCGTCGAAATCCTTAACCTCGGCTCCTACGTGCAGCCCTTCCGCGCGCAGTACGCCTACGCGGCGACGACAGTCATCACGGGCCTGGAGGGCTCGGACGACGAGGAATACTACGTCTACTGCGCTCTTGCGAACACGGAGCAGTCGCCTGACCAGCCCATCGGCATAGAAATTTACCGGAACGTCTTCGACCCCGTCGCCGCGCTCGCGCTCATTAACGACGAGCAGGGGCAGTTGGAGATGGAGGCGGAGGTCATGCGCGACGCGACCCGCGCGGACGACACCAAGTACGGGGCCTTCTTCCGCTGGGTCTACGTGGGCGAGAACCTGTAACCCCCGCGGCGGGCGGCCAGTGCCTCTGTGGTCAGGGCCGCCCGCCGACTCTCCCTTTTTCGAGGTGAATCCTTTGGCACAGAAAATTTCCCCTGACGATCTGAAGGCGGTGCTCGGCGAGACCGGCGAGGAAGTGACCGTCGATGAGGCCGCCCTCCAGGTCAAGCCCCTCAACCTTCTCCAGCTCGCCGACGCGCTCCCCATCGTCGAGCGCCTGGCCGTGAAGGTCGGCAGCCGCGGCAGCGCGACGCAGATACTCATGAAGATGCTCTTGCGCGGCGGGCGCGACTTCGTCGAGCTGCTCGCCGTAGCCACCGGGAGGGACGAGGAGTGGGCGGGGAGACTGAACCCCGTGGACGCGGTCCGCCTGGCGAAAAAGGTCTACGAGGTAAATTTGGATTTTTTCTCCCGGAACCAGTTCGAGCTAAAGGAGCTGCTCGGGCCGGTGTGGGAACTCGCGGAAAGCCTGATAAGGGGAGCTGGGCGCGCACTATCCAGCGCCTCATCGAGCACGGGCACAGGCTCCAAGAAATCAGAGGGTACACGCTCGCGCAGGTCCGCCTCTTCATCGGGGCGATAGACGAGGGACAGAAACAAAAGCACCTGCTCCAGTTCGGGCTGGTTCGGTCCGCGATGCACGCGAAAGATGAGGCGGTGAAGCGACTGGTGGACGAGTTGAAATGACCAGGCGCGCACCGCCTCCGGTGCTTTAGAGGTGAGGAAAGGGGCGCGACTTAAGTGCAGGAGACCATCGATGTCAAAATCCGAGCACTCGTCGCCGGCCTCAAGGAAGTCCAGAAACTCCAGGGGGAGCTGAAGGGCATCGAGAGGGCGGCGGGCAAGAAGCTGTCCGTCAACGTCACGGGCCGCGACCGCGCCCTCGGCCTTTTCCGCGAGCTGTCCTCCACGGGCGACGGATTAATCGACCGGTTCCAGCGGATAGAGAAAGCCTCGGGAGCCTCTTTCGGCGGCATGGCCGCGGGCGCGGGCATCGCCGCCGGCGGGGTCATGGCCGCGGGCGCGGCCGTCCAATTCGTCGTCGAGAAGATCAACGAGGCCGTCCAGGCGGCGGTCGAGCTGGGCTCGCGCTTTAACGACCTCTCGATTGCGAGCGGGCTCAGCGTCGAGACGCTCTCCGGGCTGGAGAATCAACTCCGCCAGAGCAACTCCTCGGTCGAAGACCTCTCGGACGGCGTCTTCTTCCTGCAAAAAAATCTCGGGTCCGCGGCCGCGGGCAACAAGGAACTCAGGCAGACCTTCGCCCAGATGGGCATCACTGACTTCGACGCGGCGCTCGCCGACATGGACGGCACCCTGCGCAAGGTCCTCAAGTCGCTCTCCTCGATTGACGACGAGGGCAAGCGCAACGTCGTCGGCGCGGAGGTCATGGGCCGCGCGTACAAGAATCTCCGCGTCTTCGTCGAGGACCTGGGCGGCGAGGTGGACGAGACCATCGAGGCGGCGCGCAAGATGAACCTGGTCATGTCGGGCGAGGCCGCGGCCGCGGCCGACCGCCTCGGCGACCGCATGGACATGCTGCGGCTCAGGATCGAGCGGGCGCGGGTCGAGCTGGGCGGGAGGTTCGTCGAGACGACGCAAAACTCAATGGCGCTCATCGAGACGCTGCTCGACGAAAACGCCGGCGCGTGGGACAGGTGGGGCGACGGGCTCTCGGGCTCAATCCTGCGGGTCTGGAACTTCATGACCGGCCTCACGGGGGCCGTCCGCCTCTTCACGCTCGGCGTCCCCCAGGAGCGCATCGACGCCGCGCGGCGGGCCGACACGGCGGCCGCGATCAAACAGAGCGCCAAGGGCGCGCAGGGGAGGCGCGGCGACAATGATTTCGACTTGGCCGGGCCGGGCAAAGGCGGCGGCGGCGGGGGCGGGGGCGGTAAACGCAAGCGGCCTGACGTTGACACGCTAGACGCACAGCTAAGTCTCACGCGTGCTCAAATCGAAAGCGGCTTCAACCTCACGAAAGATTTACTGGAGCGTGAGAACAAGCTGTACGAGACGAAGCTCGCAGACCGCCTCATCACGATAAAAGATTTCTACGGCGAGCGGGAGCGGATCGAGACGCAGGCGATTGACGCCGAACTCATCAAGCTAGAGCAGTTGATGGGTCAGGAGAAACTACGGTTTGAAAACGCCTTAAAGAAAATCGGAGAGGATAAAGAGTTATCCAAAAAGGAGCGTAAGGCGAAAGAAGAGAACGAACTCAACAAACATCTTCAAGAGAACGTCCGCCTGCAAGAGCAGATAACTATTCTGGGCGAGAAGCGTAAGGCCCTTCCCGACGAGATCGCGCGGCGGGAGCGCGAGGCGACGGACGCTCTGAAGAAACATATCAGAGAAATTGAAAACGAACTCTTGGAGGCGCAGGGGCGAACCTTCGACGCCGAAGCGGGGCGGATTAAAGCGACCTTTCAAGACGACCTGCTGGGGGCGCTGGCGAACACGGGGCAAGGGCTGACCGCGCCGATTCAGCAAGTGATCGCAGATGTCAAAGAGTTGGGCGGCGTAACGGCCGCAGACTTTGACGAGATTCTAAAAGGGGCGGGGCTGCGTTTCGAGGACATGTCCGAAGAGGTGCAGCGCATCATTAAGCTGGTCGAGATACTACTAGGCAAAGCTCAAAACACTGAACTGCTCTCGGATTTGGATAAGCAATTCGAGGAACATTATGCGCGGATAGACAAGATTCAAAGCCGTCGCGTCGGCAACTACATTGAAGAGTTGCGCGTGCGTGAGCAAATTAACGATGAAAATATAAGAGCCATCGAGCTTCTGGAAAAGGAAGTCAAAGAGTTAGAAATACGCGCCGCTCTCACCAAAAACCCCGAACTCCTCATTGAGATTCGCAAGCGGCGTCAGGCCATAGAGCAGATGAAAAATGAGCTAATCGACTTCAAAAGGGAGTTGAAGGACTTAGCCATTAATAGTGTTGTAGACGGCCTCACAGACCTCTTCGTCAACATTGGGCGCGACGCGACCAACGCCAAAGAGTACGTGCGCGACTTCTTCGTCACGCTCATCGAAGAGGTCAACCGGGCCATCATCCGCATGCTCGTCCTGAAGGCGGTCATGGCGGCGCTCAATATTATCGGGGGGGGCGGCGGCGGCTTCGGCTCGCCCGACGAGTTGTTCGCGGCGGGCGGCTTCGCGCGGGGCGGGTTCGTCAGCGAAGGCCCCGAGGATAACGCCGCCGGAAACATGCACGCCGCCACGCCCGGCGGAAGGTTAATCAGGGTCGCGGAGGCCGGCTACGACGAGGTGGTCTTAACGACCGATCCGAAGTACCGCGGCCGCACCGAGCGGCTGCTCGCACGCTTCCTCTCGCTCACAGGTTTCGCGCCCGCTTTCGGGCGCGGGGGCTTCGCGCTCAATGAGCGGCTGCTCGCCTCCGTCACTTCAAGCGTCCCGGCACTCGCCGCCGGCGACTTCATCAGCAACCTGCCGGGGCCGCGCCCCTCGCGCGGAGACTCAGGGACGAATCGGCCCGCCGTCACCGTCAACATCAGGCCGGACGCCCAGGGGCGCGTCAGGAGTAAATCACAAATCTCGGTCGATTACCTCCGGGCCGCGGAAGAGGGGCGCAGAAATACATGAGCCAGCCCTTCTACGAAATCAGGTTCCCCCTGAAGGTCTCGCGCGGCGCGGAGGTGCGCCGGCGCTCGCGCACGGAAATCCGCACGGGCCGCAACGGCTTCCAGCGCCGGGGCAAGCGGTGGGCGAACCAGCTGCGCGAGTGGGACGCCGCGCGCGGCATCCAGTCGCCCGAAGACCTCCGGCTCGTGATGGAGTTTCAAGACTGCATGGACGGCGCGCACGCGGCCTTCCGCTTTCAGGACTTCTCGGATTACGAAGCCGCGGACGAGCAACTGGACACTTCGGCGGGCGGCTCCGTCTTCCAACTGCGCAAGGCGTCGCGCGTCCTGGACGACGAGGGCAACGTCGTCGTCACGAAGTGGCGGCAAATTATTAAGCCCGTCGTGGGCACGCTCACGCTCGCGCTGAACGGTCTGAGCGTGCAGCTCGTCTCGGTCTCCTCGGGCTTCAATGCCCCGCTCTTCGGAGAGGCGCTCTTCGGGGAGGGCGAGAGTTACGACACGCCGCTCGCCACCTGCGACTACACCACGGGCCTCGTCACCTTACTCAACCCGGCGGGGCTGACGGAAGAGGACGAGCTGCTCGCCTCCTTCCAGTTCGACGTGCCCGCGTGCTTCGGCTCTGACGAAATCTCGGCGCGCTTCGACGTGGAAAACGACATGTGGGAGTGGGGCTCGATTCTCATTCAGGAGGTGCGGCTGTGAGCTACGGAGAGAGGACTGCGAGCCCCGAACTGCTCGCGCAGATAGCCGCCCGCGCGGAGACGCTCACCGCCCTCCTGCGCGTCACGCCGCTGGACGGGCCGGAGCTGCTGATCACCGTGCACGACGTAGACATCGCTTTCGGTGGCGACACGTACCTCGCGCGCCTGGGGGTCGAGGCGACCGAGATCGCGGCCTCCAACGACTTCGCCGTTGACAATCTGGAAATCCGCGGCGCGTTAGACGAGGAGCTGATCACGAAGGGGGACGTGCTCGGCGGCCGCTTCGACGACGCCGAGGTGCTCATCTCCCTGATTGATTTCGAGCACCTGGATTACGGCAAGATGGATGTCATCGGCGGCACCGTCGGCAACGCCGAGACGGAAGACGATCTCGGCTGGGTCCTGGAGGTCCGCGGCCTCTCGCAGAAACTCCAGCAGACGGTCGGCGAAGTCACCGCCCCCTTATGCCGCAACTCGTTCGGCGACGAACGCTGCCGCATCGACCTGGAGGCGGGCACGCACCCGACGCTCGGCATTCCTTACAAGTACCTGGACGTGGAAGTCACCGAGGTCGTCAACCGCACCACCTTCAAATTCGAAATCTCCTCGCACGTCGTCCCGACCACCTACTTCAACGGCGGCAAGTTCACCTGGATGACGGGCGGAAACGAGTTCCGCCGGAGCGAAGTCAAGTCGCACACCAAGTCCGGGAGCACTCACACGGTCGAACTCCAGGACGCGCCGCGCCAGGCCATCCAGGAAGGCGACACCTTCAAGATTTACAAGGGCTGTTTGAAGAGGCTCGGCGACTGCAAAGACGTGCTGAACGTCTTCAACCGCAGCGCCGAGGACTACCTGCCGGGGACCGAGGAGATGATCAGGAGGCCGAACGTATGACCTTCACCCCGGCAGTCATCACAGGCCCCGACGTGGTGCGCCAGGCGCGCGCCTATATGAACGTGCCTTTCAGGCACCAGGGCGAGACGCGCACCGGGCTCGACTGCTCCGGCCTCTGCATGCGCGTGGCGAAGGACCTCGCGCAGATGCCGGCAGACTTCCGCCGGCCCGCCTACTCCGTCATCCGGCCGAACCCGCGGCTCTTTAACCTGATCGGGCAATTCGTCGACCAGGTCGAAAGGGCGGAGGCGAGCCCCGGCGACCTCTTCACGATGTACCACTCGGGCGACAGGAAGAAGCGCGTGGCGCACATGGGATTCCTTTCGGACTTAGGGCTCATTCACATCTTCCCCGCGATGAGCATCGCGCGCGTCACCGAGCACTCGCTCGACGATGACTGGGCGTCGCGCATTCTGGGCGTGTGGAGGTTCAGAGGAGTCTTATGGGTTTAGAGACTCTCATCCTCATCGGCGTGAGTTTCGCGATCTCGACCGCCTCCAGCCTGCTCCTGAGGCCGCGGCCCGGCCAGCAGGGCACGCAGGACAACGCGCGCGCGGTGGACCCGAAAGTCCAGGGCTCCTCTTACGGCGCTGTCATCCCGCGCGGCTACGGCACGTACGAGACGGCCGGCCAGGTCATCTGGGCCACTGACTTCAAAGACACGCCGACGCTCGTGCCCGGGCAGAAGCCCTCGAAGCGCAATCCGGGGACGGCCGACCAGATCAACCACGTCTACTCGCGCAGCTTCGGCATCCTGCTGGGCCGCGTTCCCCCCTCCGGCGTCCAGGGCATCGCGCGAATTAAATTCGACGACAAGGTGGTCTACGAGGGCGCGGTCACGGGCTCAAACGTCATCAGCGGCAAGTTCCACATCATGCTCGGCGGGGCGACGCAAACGCCGAACACCTGGTACGAGGCCGACAAGGGCGTCGGCAACGTCTCCGCCCACCGCGACTACATCACGCTCTGGTGCCAGGACATCGATCTAGCCCCTTACGGGGACCGCATCCCGAACGTGCGGGCCGAGGTCGTGCAGGCCACGGAGCCTTCGCTCCAGCAAGTCGTCGAAGACGAGTGCTCGCTCGTCGGCCTCACCGGCTCGCTGATTGACGCCGACGGGCTCTCGGGCGACACGGTTGACGGCTACCTCGTGACGAGCCGCGCCGCGGTGCGCTCAAGCCTTGAGCAGTTGCGCGAGGGCTTCTTCTTCGACGCCTCCGAGTACGACGCCCGCGTCAACTTCTTCAAGCGGCCGCAAGCGCCGGTCATCACCGTGCCCTTCGGCCACATCGGCTTCGACGAGGGCGAGGCGTCGCTCGACGACGAGGAGCCAGAGCCGGCGGTCCGGCTCAAGCGTAAGCAGGGCCTCGAAATCGCGCGCGAGGTCGCGGTCTCCTATATCGCCAAGAGCCGCGACTACGAGGAGGGCGAGCAGCACTACCGTCGCGAGAACTTCGGCGGGGAGATCGTCCTCGACGTGAACCTCTCCGGGCTCGTGCTCTCGGACGACCGCGCGCTCGTCATAGCCAAGACGCACGCCGTCGTCGGCTGGAACGAGCGCGTGCCCGCCGACTTCACCCTGCCGCCGGACTACATGAGGTATGGGGCCGGGGCCGTGTTCAACTTCGAAGTGGACGAAGAGGGCACGCTCATGGAGATGCGCGTCGAGCGCATCAGTTTGGGCGCTCCCGGTCTCGTGCGCGTCTCGTGCGTCGAGCAGCTCAGTTCCGCCTACTCGCAGACGGCCACGGGCGCGCCGCGCGAGGTCGTCCC